TTCTCCTACGCTCTTGGCGTGAGTGTGGAATTGCTGACAATGCCGCCTAACATAATGGGACTGACTGACGGCAAGAGCACATATGCTCGACAAGGCACGATCATTAACGTTACGCCAATTGAGCCTGGCTGGTCTGGCCATCTCACTATTTGTATTGTCAATCCCTTGGCTTTTCCCGTTCGCATTTATGCCAACGAAGGAATCGTGCAAGTCATGTTCGCTCGCCTCTCCAGTGCAGCAGATCAGGACTATGGACAAGGCAAGTATCAAAACCAAGGCGCTAACGTAGCATTTGCTGCCGTCTGATTAGTGAGTGCTCTTGAAGACCAGTTCCTTGGACTGTGGCAAGCCAATTTTCCCGATCTTCCATTGATCAGGGAATTCAGCGACGTGCCAACATGGGAAGCTGATTTTCAAGAGCGCTATGCGAAAAGCAAGCGGTCAAAACGCTATAGGGCAGACTTCGCTCATCTGCCCTCACAAAGCCTCATTGAAATTCAAGGGGGCACCTTCAGCAGAGGCAGACACGTAACCGGCTCAGGCTACGAACGCGATGCTCGTAAATTCAACCTTGCAACAATGGGAGGGTGGAAAGTGTTTCTCCTCACCACCCAAACGGCCAAGGAAACTTTTTGGCTTGAGCGGATTGCTGCTTCCTTGCGAACTGCGTAACGGCATCAGAAACCTCCCCTAGTAGCTCATCAGCAGCTTCCAAATCGGCCTGTTGCATTTGCATGGCTTGACGCAGCTCTAGGTTTTCCTTCACCAACGACGTGACGGCTTCTTGCATATTGCTCCAGCCTTCCATCATCGTGCAAGCCACTTCCCGCAATTTATCAATGTCCTTGCATTCGCTGAGCGCCTTCTTATTGGCAACGAGAGCAAAGTCTCGTTCCATGCTGCGTTCAAAAGGCCCCATAATGCCAATACATTCTTGACCATTGTATTTTAAGCCAATGGGAATCGAGAAAGTGCTCATTGATCTTGCATTGTTTCGTTTAGCCTAGCCATGCAGCCATTTGGCAAACGGTTTGTTTACAGGGTGGACGATGGGAAGGATGCCGTAAAATGCGGGACGGGCTACCGCCCCTATAAGCTCCCTCGAACGCCTCGTAATCATGAATGGCTCATTGGGCAAGACGTTGTGTACGTACAACGCACGGCAGCAGGGTGGATGGTCTCCTCCCTTGTTGGCACCATTGAAGGATTTGATGCAAGCGGACGCGCCAGGAAGGCAAGAGTATGCTGGCATTCAGCTACGAACATTGCTCCTACAATCAGTTTGCAACGACTTCGGCCCCTCTCGCTGATCAACCATGTCTACAAAGACAACTGACGATTTGATTCAGGATTTTTCCAAGATTGCCGGAGAGATTCTTGCCATTTTCGCATTGATGTGCTTGCGAGCTTGGCTGTTAAGTATTTGCGCTGGCCTGCTTTTCCCCGGCATTTTGCTTGGTTTTTGGCAATGGTTTTTAGTTGCACTAACTGTTCGTCTTCTTGTTGTTTCCACTAAAAATTGAATGATGGCCAAAATTGATCCGCTGATGGATGGCATCAGCTTCGTGCGTCTCATTGATTGGATGGGAAGCTCTCTTGATATTGTTTGTGATGCCAGGCAAAGTTTTGATCAAAGCAGCAGCGAATGGTCCGAAAAGGACCAGAAGCTTCTTAACTATCTAGTGCAGCACAAACACACGAGTCCATTTCGTGGCGTTGTCACAAAATGGCAAGTGAAGGCTCCGCTGTTTGTTTGTCGGCAATGGTGGAAGCATGTGATTGGCGGGACATTCGCTAATGACACGCTGGGCTGGAACGAGAAAAGCTTTCGCTATTGCGAAGCTGATGATGAAGCGTATTACATGCCGCGAGAGTTCAGGCAGCAAAGCCCGAGCAATAAGCAGGCTTCTAGCGGGCCCCTGGAGCCCACTATGAACCAAGTGGCAATGATTGAATATGCCAAGGCCTTAGAGCAAGCGAAACAGGCTTACAAGGCACTGGTAACACTAGGCGTGGCGAAGGAACAAGCGAGGGGTATCATGCCAATGTCTGCCTACTCATCATTCACGTGGACCTGTAGCTTGCAAGCCCTCCTCCATTTCATCTCCTTGCGAGACGAAACTGGTAGTCAGTGGGAAATTCAAGCTTATGCTCAAGCCTTGAGCACGCTCTCCCGTCCATTGTTCAAAGAGGCTTTCGAGGCCTTTGATCTCCACCAATCTTCTTTCTAATGACTGACGCCATCAATTCTCCCCGTCATTATGCCAAAAATGGCGGCATTGAATGCATTGAGGCCATCGAAGCTTCAATGGACAAAGACGACTTTCGTGGTTTTCTCAAAGGCAACATTCAAAAATATGTTTGGCGCTATGAAAACAAGAACGGCTTGGAAGATTTAAAGAAAGCCAGTTGGTATCTTGACCTTCTCATTTTCAATATAGAGAACGAGCCACAACAAGAAGCCGTTGAAGCTCTTGAGAATGTTTCTCAGCAATGCGAAGGAGGTGTTTGCCCAATGCCAAATTCGGTGCAGCCCGTTCCTGGTATTCGCTTTGATCTCCCTGGACGGCAAGTAATGTTTGAGCCAATTGGTAACTAAGCAGCTTTGCAAGAAAGCCCCCATAAGGGGGCTTTTTCATGCTCAACACTTTGGTGCATTGGCAGCACAAGCCCTTTCCTTTCGCACCATGCTTCCAAATCTTTCTGGTCAGTGTGGGCACTAACAAAGCTATTGCAATACACCCACGCCATCAAGATTTCTTCGCGCTTTTCCGTCCAGAAAGGCTGCACCCTCCACCACTCAAGCATTGGTGAGTCGCCCTTCTTCAGATTGCAGCTCTTACATGCTGGAATCATGTTCCAACGCGAGAAATGGGGACCGCCTTTGCTCTTCGGGACAATGTGATCAATCGTAAGCTTTTCTCCCCATTCGCCACAATAAGCACAGGCGCATTGCCCGAATGGCCCTCTCAAAAAATAATCTTCAAAAATGCTCTTACGGAATCTACGTTTTGCATCACCAGGGCGAAGTTCAATGAGAGAATAAAGCAGCTCATCAGGACCATTCGCTCTAAGCATGGCACTATTTAGTTGTCTTGCCCATAGTTTAACGCTAAATAATGAGGCGTGATTTTGTTTTAGAATGTGCGTATTGATTATTGGCCATGGACAGTTTCAAGGACGGTCTTGCAAATTTCGTGGCCACCATCACGGCTGGCATGCTTCTTTCAACGGGGGCAATGCTGATTGCAGTGGGCACTCAACAAGCAAGAGTGGCTGTACAAATTGAAAGTGTCACAGAAAAACTTAGCGTGCTCACGGACAAAATGAGCGACATTGAAACCAGAGTACGCAGCTTAGAGATTGAGCGCTAGGCTATTTATATCCTCCATTGCTTCGCTCGTCATGAACGGCATTGAATGGCTCGTGATTGGTGGCATTCTTGTTGCTGCTGCTGACCAAATCATTGAGCGCACTCCCTACAAAGAAAACAACATCGTCCAGCTCATCTTGACTGGCCTCAAGGCAGTCTTCCGCGTTAAGGGCTGAAGCCATGTGGCCTTCAAATCGGGCTTTCTGGGATGAATGTTTCCAGACGGCCCGTAAATATGGTGCTCGTTATCCTGAGCTCGTAGCAGCACAATGCTGTCTGGAAAGCGGCTTTGGCAAACACACGTCTGGCAGAAATAATTTTCTGGGACTAAAGGGGGACGGCACCACTACTAGCACGCAAGAATTTTACGATGGTCAATGGGTGACCATTAAAGCTGGTTTTATTGACTTCCCTAGCCTTGCTGCTTGCATTGAATACTTGGTCACGCGGTGGTACAAAGACTATCGTCATTTCAAGGGTATTAACAATGCGCCTAATCGTTACGCAGCAGCTCGCATGCTTAAAGAGCAAAGCTATGCCACTGATCCCGATTATCCTGCAAAATTGTCTAAGCTCATGAAGGAATATGCTCCAGAGAGCACTGTTTTTACTATGATTGGCCCCAAGAAGCGTCCGCAAGATTTTGGTTTTAAAGAAGGAGATTCCCATCTCATTGTTAATGATGCAAGCGAAACCATGAAGGCTTTTGCCTTTGGCGGAAAGCTACTGTGGGAAGTGCCTTGTCTTGCTCGTGGGCAATATAGTGATTTTGAATGGAAGATCAAAAATTCTGACACTCCTCCTGGTCTGTACAAGCTCGGCACCATCTATCGCGACTATGAAGTGGCGGGAGCCAATCCTCGTTACGACCGCACATTAATGGCGTATGGCTGGTACAGCTTTGACATGGTGGAGCTAGAGAATCAAGAAGCAGGAAATGGTCGAGCTGGAATTATGCTCCATGGTGGCGGAAGTGCAAATGGCTGGCCTGGCGCTTGGGCTCCTCGTCAGCCTCTAGTTCCCACTCATGGCTGCGTTCGTGCTTTCAATATTGATCTTCGCGATAAAGTTTTGCCACTAACCAAGACTGGCACTGTATATATTAGTGTCTTCCAAGAGGGCTAATCATTCGCCATTCGCAAATAGCAAATGAACTGGCAATCTTGGTTTAATGCTCTCTGCTACGAACTGGGCTTATGGGCCGTTTCAAAGCGGCCTTCCCTTGCTCTTCAGCCATGGTTCAAGCAACTAATGGCTTGGTGCAGGCCTAATTGGGCCGAATGGCGCACTCAAACAACGCTTAAGGCTGTTGATAAACAAGCTGCAGCCTTGTCGGAACAATGGAAGAGGGAGCATAATCAGCGTGTTGCGGAAGAACTGTCTCGCAAAGCGCAAGAGCTGTTCCCAGCATCAAAAATATCCCCACTACCCCACGCAATAGTTCCATCAGTGCTCATTGAAACAGCCCCGCCAGATGATGCTAGCGAGGCCGTAAAAGCCCTCGGAGGAGAGCTAAGGATTACATATCGTTTGCCAGGCCAAGGAGCGCCCTGAGACGCTTCCACTTGGCAAGCTCCTTTTCGTGATAATCTTCCCACGAAGCAATGGTTTCACTGAGAGCCTTGCATGCCATTGTCGGATCGTCGTCCGTTAGCAGCTCAGCAAGAATGTCGGAAAGATGTTCAGTCTGCTGCTTGTACCATAGCCCTTCTGCGATGAAAGGAAATGCCATGAGAAAGGGGCATATTGCCGCCTAAGCATAGCTTCAATATGACCCGCCGTCGATAGTGGAATCAACAATAGTAACACCGCTAAGCGTTACGCCAGAAATGGTTCCGCCAGTAATAGTGACGCCGCTAGCTGCTTGCAAAGCGATTGTGCCAAGCTCCAAGGCGGTGCGTGCGCCAGAAGCAGTGGCTGCGCCTGTGCCGCCATAAGCCAATCCAATGGCAGTGCCTTGCCAAACGCCAGTGCCAATTGTTCCAACGCTAGTCAAGCTAGATGAGACAATTCCGGCGCCCAGTGCTGAGCTGTTCAGCACAGAAGTGCCGTTAATGTAGAAAGCCTTGCCACTGGCCAAGTCAAGATGTTCACTGCTTGTCCATGCGTCGGTTGAATTAACCCACGAAAAAGTTTTATCCGTGCCGCCCTTGAGCGTGATGCCGCCACCATCAGCGCTTATATCAGAAGGTGACGCGGTGGAGCCAAGTTCTAAATTCTTGTCGTCAACGCTAATTGTCGCACTATTGACAGTAGTCGTAGTGCCATTAACTGTAAGATCACCGCCTACAACTACAGCGCCAGTTGTAGTAATAGTAGAAATAGTGGCAGCGCTAAGGTCAACAGTGCCAGTAAAAATTTTATTTCCGCTAATTGTTTGAGAGCCAGTAAGATTGACAAAAGCTCCTTTGCCGGCAATGGCCTCAACAGTGGTGGCACTTCCGCCTTCTCCCCCCGTGCCTTTTCCGTAATAAAGCGTATCATCCACTTCATTGAAGGCCAATTCAGCATTGGCCAGGCTTGTCGGGGCGCCAGCAGCACCACTAGAACGACGCTTAATTCGTAAAGTATTGGCCATCAGAAATTGCCCCCATCAGTGAGTAGAGTTTTTGTTACAGAAGCGTCCGCCTTGAATTTTGCAGATGCTGCATCGTAATAAACTACGCTTCCATCAATTTTAGCGGTTTCATCTAAATTGATTCCTTTTTCTCCTTGAGGACCAATCACGCCCTGTGGTCCTTCGCCAAAAAATTGAAGAATAGGCGATGGTGGAGAAGCCGTTACTGCTATTGCATTGCTTTGTTCATTGACAACAATGACAGAGCTTTCAGCTTCTGCAATCGAGATGACAGAAGTGGATTGTTGTATGGCAACTGTCATTTGAAGCTCAGGCCAAGGTTTACAAACGCATTACCTTCTACCAAATAATATGCACTATTGTCAGGCTCTGTTACCAGCACGTCGTATTGCCCCTGTTGAGTGATACCGCTAGTTCCAGAAGCTTCCAGTCGAATCTTGAAGACGCCACTCGCTTGATTAACATAGGATACGGCAAAGTCAGCAAGTTTAGTATTGCCAAGGCGATCATATAATTTAGACGCCACTGTGTACCCGCTCATATTGACGGGCACCCCAGAAGCGTCTTTATATTGCAACTGCAGCTCAAACGTTGCGCCTTGATAAATCGTAATATCGTACTGACTTGGCGTAATCATGACGAGCGTTTTCTTTTATTGTAAGCGAATTAGGTGATTTCCACCCAGCCGATCATGCCCAAGGCCTTGGCATTAACGGAACTGTCAACGGTCAAGATGAGAGCGTCGCTTTCGCCAGAAGCATTTTGCCCCAAGGCAAGACGAATGGCCACTGCAATGTCGTAATTATTGACACTGCCTTGGCTGACAAAGCCCGCGTCAACCACTGTACCACCTGTCGCAGTGCCACTAGTTGTCACTTCCACATTGCCCCTTTGATTGTCCGCAGCACTCCAAGTGACGCCACTCAGCGTTGGATTTAAACGCAAACGCCACAACACCACGTCATTAGTAGCAGTGGCAGTGGAAACCCTTACGGGAAGAATGATATTACCAGTGCGACCACTTGCCATGCGAATGCCAGCAGTGATGCGTTCCCCCGATGTATTTGGAACAGAATTCAGATCGTGGCTCACTGAATACACGGCGCCATCTGGCTCGTATCCGCCTTCACTTAATACGCTGCTGCAAATTTGCTTCATAGTGCGCCCCGAAGCTTGAGCGGAAGCATTATGAATGCGATAGGACAATGGCAAAATAGCCGTTGTCATATAGGCGCTAGTCAATGTGTTGTAATGATTGAATTCATGGCAATAAATGATCTCGCCGTTAATTACGAAGCCAGCCCTCACTCGCCCCACGCCAAGCCACTCAAGATCGGCAGTGAAAATCTGAGCTTTAGAGAAATCGAGAGAATCAAGAATGTTAATGTTCCACGCTGATTGGTCAACTACGTTTTCAACAACTGCGCCAGACGTGAAGCTTCTGATGACCATTTGTAACGTGGTGCCACTTGCCCTAAGCATCACTCCATTCTGGTCATCAAAGAAGCCCACTTCTTGAATGAGACCAGAGACGGGCGTGGTGCCAGCAAAACTTTGCATGATCATCATGCTTTTTCCTGGTTGGTACGGGAAGTATTGCTTGGTTCTGCGCAGCACTGTATCTCCAGACGCAGTGGTAGTAGTTAAAGCAGTGCTGCTTTCGTTTGTTAAATATGTGACCACTCCTTCATTGGAAATGCGATCAAACCATTGGTCAGCACGCTTGTTGTAGCGCATCGTGCTGTCAAACAAGGTATAGGGAGCACTAGTGCGAGCACGGCCAAAGGCATCAACTGCTCCGCTATCAGGGCCAGTTTTTAAAATCTGTCCGCGATAATCAGCTTCAATATGAGTTTCAAACTGTTCGTCACCAACCCTTACTTGTCCCATGGGAAAGAATGCTTTCTTCCATTGTACTAACAAAAGAAAAGAGGCCTTTCGGCCTCTTGCTTATTTGCCTTGTCCTCGTGAAAGCTTCCTTCCATGGGAGGGCTTACTATTTGCTCCATTGCCTTGGCGCGTGCGCTTGCGCCTGTTTGACTGGTGAAGCTTTTGCCCGTTAATGGTTTTGCTTGATGCCATCAGGACCAGGGTAGACCAGTACCAGAGGTGGGAGTGCGCTGTTGTTCAATTTGTGCAGCAAGGGCGTCTTCAATTTCTGCCACTTTCTCATCGCCAAACTTTTCCTTCACCCAGCCAGTGACAATTTCAGGCGTGAGTTGTGCATAAGGAATGGCTTCGTCTTCTTCAGGAGCCTCAAGGCCAAGACTGCCATACGCCGAGCTGGCATAGGTGCCATCATCGGCAGAAATTGTATAGTGAACCGTGTAGACGATTCCATCAGCAAGTTGGCGCTCAAGATTAGCGACGCCCCATTGGTAAGTGATTGCCATGATTAAAAAGAATGGTCTTCGTTAGTTTAGCAATGGAAAAGAAAGCGGCTTCTTCGGGAAACCGCCAGGAAGAGAAGCGTCAAAGACTTCTAGCTGTCAGCAAGTCGCTTCATCCCTTCATGGTTGTTGTCGTAAAGACGTTTCAACGCAGCATTGGCTTTTCTGATGGCTTCCGTTTCACGCCGCACTTCTTCAATGCGGCGATCAAGCGGTTCTAACCAATCGTCGTCAGACATAGCAGAGCAAGTGACTACTCTTTAAGAGCAACGCGAATTTGGCATAACACCAGCTCTTCTGCATCTTTGTTGCCAGCATCAACGGCCTGGAGAAGACGGGCGCACAAGCCCATCCAGCTCTCATCGCGCATTTTATTAAGCACCAAGTGCATCTTCTGATAAACGAGGCCGGCATCATCAATAAACTCGCCTTTGTAATAGAAACCTTCCTCAGTGAAGCGGGCGATTTCTTTAGGAGCTGGGCCAATGTTAAAGGTGATGGTAGAAGGAGGCATGTTTCCACCAACCTCAAGACCTTCATTGGGCGCAACTACAAGTTTGTTTGATGGAGTTACGGATTTCCACGGTCCGTTTCCGTCAACACGGGCGTACTCCTCGCCGCCTGAACGGAAGACGAGATCGTTGCTGTAATCTTGTTGGGTCATGGTTTCCAAGGAACTGTGGCCAGGAGCAGGAGGTTGCACTCGCTGCTCCACCACATTACAACATGCGTCAACCATCCGGAAATTCCAGATGGTTCAGCCAGGCACAGTAGAGAAGGGGACTTGGACCGATGGCTCAGTTAATACCAGCGTCGTTCAGTCGCTGCTCAAGAACTTCAATCCGCTCCATCGCTTCCTGCAACGCCTTGACTGCTTTCATGTAGAGCACCGAGTAGTTGACGCTCTTGGTGACGGTGCCGAGATCGTTACCGTCTTCGTCGCGGTCAGGGGATTCGCTGACGAGACCAGGGGAGACGAGTTCAACTTCTTGGGCGACAAGACCAATTTGGGTGTGGGTCTGACCTTCTTTGAAGTTGTAGTTGCGAACCTGGAGAGCCTTCAGATCATCCCACTGGGAGTTTGCATCGACGATGTTCTCCTTAAGTTTGATGTCAGAGATTGCGCCATAGCTGTTGTTAGTGTTTACTACGTTGCCATTTGTCCAAATAATGATACTCGTGGTAGCACCGCTAAGATTATTGGTCGCGTTATGCAGGCCATAAAGAAGAGCGTTAGAAGTGCCAGCGCTGCTTGCATTGAAGATATTTAGGGAGTCTCCAACGCTATTAAAAGTAGAGATTATGCCACCATTTGTAATCCTCATCCGCTCCGTCAGAGAACTCGTCCCATCCGCAGTAGTGGAGAACGTTAGTCTCCCTGGCATGTCGTTGGCGCCAGTGGTGCCGTCTACCTCTGCCCTGATTTCGGCGCCTTTCACAAACTCGGTGCCGTCGCTTCCCATGAAGCTAACTGCGCCAAGGTATGTGTTGTTAGTGACAAGTGTGTTTGACCCGACCCCTGTTCCATTGCTTTTTGCAAATACAAGAACAGAAACCTGAGTATCGGTTGCATTATTGCAAGTCAATGATGCAGAGGCATTTTCAAAAGACGTGCCTTCAACCTGAAACTGCGATGTGGCAACAGAGTTATAGAAGTTGCTACGCGCACTAGACGTACCAACTAAGAGCCTTTGCGATCCGTCAAATCTAGC